AATTATGCAAATGATACTACATGGTCTGCAAGTATGAGTGATATACCTGTTATGCAACAAATAGACCAAGCAAAACTTGTTCCACTATTAGTTAAAACAATACAAGAATTAGAAGCAAGAATAACAACATTAGAAGGATAAATTATGGGATTAGAAACAGGAACATATATAGATGACTTAAATAGTTCAAACCCTGTAGCAGGTGACCCTGTATCAGAGGGTGATGACCATATAAGACTTATCAAAGCAACTATAAAAGCAACACTACCAAATTTGACAGGAGCAGTAACCTCAACTCAAGCAGAATTAAATTTACTTGATGGTGTTACAGCAAATACTACAGAACTAAATTATGTAGATATAACGACACTAGGAACAGCTCAAGCATCTAAAGTAGTAACTGCCGATGCTAATGTAGATATAACAGGTATAAGAAACTTAACTATTTCAGGAACTATGACTGTTGGTTCTAATACTGTTACAACTTTACAAGCTGTATATCCTGTTGGAAGTATTTATATAAATGCAGCAGTAACAACTAACCCTGCAACTTTATTAGGATTTGGTACATGGACAGCATTTGGTACAGGTCGTGTTATTGTTGGCTATAATGCATCAGATAGTGACTTTGATGCACTACAAGAAACAGGTGGAGCTAAAACAGTTACATTATCAACTTCAGAAATACCATCTCACACACATACAATAGCTTCAAATAATTCGGGTTCGAATAATAATTTACATCATAGTAATAACTCTTTTGTATCAGCAGGTGATGGAGCTAGTGGAACATCAACAGTTACAAGTAATTCAACTGGTGGTGGTTCAGCTCACAGTAATGTGCAACCATATATCGTTGCATACATGTGGAGAAGAACTGCGTAATGGCAACATTTGTAGCACCTGCACCTAAAGGTTTAGTAAAGGATACAAACAATACTGTATTGCCACCTGAATTTTATTCAGAAGCAGCTAACATTAGATTTGCAGACAACGCAGCTAAAAAAATCAAAGGACATGATATTGTGTTTGGGACACCTACAGTTGCTCCATACTTTGTTATCAACTGGGCAACAGGTGCAAACATATACTGGTTTTATGCAGGAACTGCTAAGATTTATAGACAAAGTGGTAGCTCAACACACACAGATTATACAAGGTCATCGGGTGGAGATTACTCAACAAACTTAACTGCAATAGGTAATTGGACAGGAACTATCTATAATGGTCTGCCTATTTTATGTAATGGAGTAGATGACCCACAAGCACTAGCAACAACAGGTGCAAGTAACTTTAGTGATTTAACTAACTGGCCTGCAAGTACAACTTGTAAAACTATAAAAGGATTCGGTAATTATTTAATGGCACTTAATCTGACAGAAAGTGGCACAGAATACCCTAATAAAGTTAGATGGGGAGATGCAGCAGAAAACTTTTCATTACCCTCAACATGGACAGCAGCAGCAACTAATGACGCAGGGGAAGTAACCATAGGAGATGAATCAGATTTTATTGTAGATGGTTTAGCACTCAAACAATCATTTATAATATACAAAGAAAATTCTACATGGATAGCTAATTATATAGGTGGCAACCTAGTATTTAGTTTTCAAAAACTATTTAATGATACAGGTGTATTAACAAGAAATTGTATAGCAGAATTTGACGGAAATCATTTTGTCGTAACTCAAGGTGATTTAATCGTACATAATGGAGTATCTAAAAAGTCAGTAGCTTCAGATTTAATTAAAAAACAATTATTCGATGATATAAATAGCACTTATTATAATTTAACATTTTGCACACATAATGTTAAGCAATCAGAAATGTGGGTATGTTACCCAAGTATTGGTTCACAATATTGTAATAAAGCATTAATATATAACTATGTTAATAACACTTTCACTTTTCGTGATTTACCTAATATTTATCACATTGGTCCTGGAATTGTAGATCCTGGAACAACAACAGTTATATGGTCAGGACAATCAACTACATGGACAACTTATAGTGGTACATGGGGAGATAGATTATATAATCCAACTGAAAGGTCTATACTTATGGCAGGTGTAGCAGATACTAAATTGTATCGTGGAGATTTTGGACAACAGTTTGCAGGTTCTAATTATATTTCTACAATAGAAAGAAAAGGATTAACTTTAGACGGAAACACAAATACTGTTAAACAAGTGAGAAAAATAACACCTAAAATACAAGGAACAGGTGCAGTAAATATATCTGTAGGAAGCTCAATGTCTCCTGGAGGTTCTTATACTTTTAATCCTGCACAAAGTTTTAATCCTGCAACACAAAACAAAATAGATTGCAGAAGTACAGGTAAATTTATAGCAGTAAGATTTCAACATACAGAAGATAGCACTTTTGAACTGAACGGATATGATTTAGAATATGAGGTAATAGGAGAGAGATAATGGCACAAGCCCCTAAATATACCCCTAATCCAGTACCAAGTAATCCTGAAGATTTACCTAGATATATATTTGAAGAACTTATTAAACTTCAAGGTTCGTTAGAAGAAAACGCAACAACTTTTATAGAAGTAAAAAATGTAGAACCTGAAAGAATTAAACAAGGAGATATTATTTACGCTGATGGAACTAATTTTAATCCCGGAAGTGGAGAGGGTATATACTTTAGAAATGCAGCAGGAAGTTGGGTTAAATTATAAAAGGAGAAATAAATGATATATGTCTCAGGAATACCATCAAGATATATTGATGATGTATGGGAACATTGTGAAGAGTATGTAGTCATGGGTATTAACAAAGCTCAAGAAGAGATGAATGAGCATGATATCTATTACTTTTTAAAAGATGGAGAAATGCAATTATGGGTTGTATTTGATGAAGATAATAATAAAGAAATTAAAGCTGTAGTTACTACACAAATAATAAACTACCCACAAAAAAAAGTATGTAGGATAGTTACGTTAGGTGGTAAAGGTATGGATAAATGGGTATCACAAGTATTAGATGTACTAGAAGAATGGTCACAAGAACAAGACTGTGATGCTATGGAAACTGTATGAAAAAAAGAATTCGTTAAAAAATTAAAAAACTTTGGTTATGAACAAACATATACCATAGTTGGAAAAGAACTCACAACAATACATTAGGAGAACACTATGAGTAAAGGTGGAGGAGGAGGTACTAATACCGTCCAAAAAGCCGACCCATGGGTAGGACAACAACCCTATCTAACTGATATATATGGAGAATCGCAAAGGTTATATGACCAAGGTCCAATGCAATTTTACCCCGGACAAACATATGCAAGCCCAAGTGATAGAACTATACAAGCAGAAGAAATGATAGCTAATCAAGCTTTGGGTAGCCAACAAGTTATGGCTAATCAAGCAGCACTAGCTAATCAGTTTGGGTTAATGCAACCACAAATGTTATCAGAAAATCCATATCTTGCAGGTGCTACAGAAGCTGCACTAAGACCAGTCTATGGACAAGCACAAGGTTTACTACAACAAGCTAGACGTGGTGCTACAGGTGCAGGTCAGTTAGGTGGTACAAGACAAGCTATACTTGAACAAGGTGTAATAGGTGATTATATGCAAAAGGCAGGTGATATAAGTTCTCAAATGTATTCCAAAGCATATCAAGATTCTATTGATGCACAACAAAGAGCAATTAGTTTAGCACCAAGTGTAATGCAAATGGGATTAGCCCCTGCACAAACACTAGGACAAGTAGGAATGTCAGAACAAGCAAGACAACAACAAGCTATAGATGAATCTCGTGCTAGATTTGAGTTTGGACAACAAGCTCCACAACAAGCACTAAGACAATACTCAGACATAGCATTAGGTAATATGTTACCCGGCTCACAAACTACATCTATGTCAGGTGGAGACCCATCGTTTATGCAACGAGCAGTAGGTGGTAGTTTAATGGGGTTAGGTACTTATGGTGCATTACAGTCTGGAATGTTAGGAAGTAGTTTTGCAGCAGGTGGAAGTGCAGCAGCAGCTAATCCATACATAGCAGGTGCAATAGCAATAGCTAGTTTATTTGATTAGGAGATATTATGAGTAATAGTTTTTTAAATAAAGATTATCTGAACTTTATGACTGGTATCTTTAAATCAGATGAAGAAAAAGAAA